GAACCACGGGCTAGAGACAGATGCGATTTGGCACGAGGCGCTAGGCAAGATTGGCGAGGACAAGCGTGATTATCTTGTGGCCGTGCTGCGACGCGGAACCAAACTCAGTGCCAAAGCCCCTATTCAGTTGTCCACGATTCACGGAGCGAAAGGAGGAGAGGCTGACAATGTACTGCTGCTCACGGACCTTTCACCAAAGTTTGCAAAAGAATACAGTAGAAATGCCGATAGCTTAAATCGTCTGCTTTATGTAGGCGTAACGCGCACAAGGCAAAGTTTGCATATTGTGCGACCCCAGAAAGAAGAAAGAGGATTTAGGTTTTGAACTCTATGCGAGTAAAACAAGTCGATAGCAGCGTCACTGATGAGTGGTTGCTATCGAAACATTATGCAAAAAGAAAATGTCAAAGGATGTTTTGCTTTGGCTTATTTGTGGGCAACGAGTTAGATGGAATTATTACTTTTGGTATGCCTCCCTCTCCACAGGTTGGTCGAGGATTCTTAGGCGAAGAGCATCGTAAAGAAGTCATTGAGCTTAACAGGCTATGCGTCAATGAAAGAGCGCCAAAAAATGCGGCTTCTTTCCTTGTTGGAAGAAGTTTGCGGCAACTTAAAGATTGGGCTGTTGTTAGTTACGCTGATGGCGCAATGGGCCATATTGGTTATGTATATCAAGCAACAAACTTTATTTATTGTGGAGCGGCAAAATCTCACGATAAAGAATATTGGATTGATAACCAATGGGTTCATGCCAAAGTTTTAACCAACAGAGGGATAAGCGCACCAAGCAAATACGCCAAAGAAAACAACATTAAAACTAGAGCGCCACAGCTAAAGCATCGTTACATTTATTTTGGGAACAAACGTCTAAGAAAGTATCTGAAATATTCTCCGCAACCTTTTCCAAAGGGTGAAACAAAAAGATATGAATGCTTTGACATTTTACCGTTGATGACTCAGGAGAGTTTGTTTTGAGCAATTTGTTCCCTCCCAGCAGCGAGTGGCTGCCCCCTACTGGTTTTCCTGACTTATCAGAAGCTACGGAAATCGCTATTGATTTAGAAACTTGCGATCCAAACATGGATCAATTCGGACCCGGCTGGCCAAGAAAAGATGGCTTCATCGTCGGCTATGCCGTTGCTGTGGACGGGTGGTGCGGGTATTACCCCATTGCACACGAAGGCGGCGGCAATCTTGACAAGAAGATGGTTGAGACGTGGGTGCAGGAAATCTTGCTACTGCCATCGGATAAGGTTATGCACAACGCGGCCTACGATCTTGGGTGGCTTTTGGCGTCGGGCTTTGAGGTTAAGGGGCAGATCATCGACACGATGATAGCTGCTGGCTTGGTGGATGAGAACCGATTCAGCTATGCGTTGAACTCCCTTGGATTTGACATGCTCAAAGAAGTGAAGTCCGAGGAGGCTTTGAAACAAGCAGCCGCAGACTGGAATATCCACGCTAAAAAAGAGCTTTGGAAACTTCCTGCCAATTTTGTTGGTGAGTACGGTGAGCAGGATGCTGCCCTGACATTGAAGCTTTGGCATCACTTACAGGTGCTTTTGCGTCAGGAGGAGGTTGAAAGCATTTTTGAGCTGGAGCGTGATCTGCTGCCTGTGTTGGTGGGCGTGACTCACAAGGGTATACGCTTTGACAGAGCGAAAGCCGAGCAGCTTATTGATGAGCTGCAAAAGCGGGAGAAAGCTCTTGTGCAGCAGATTCGCAAGGCTTCTGGCACGCCCGTCGATATTTGGGCGGCGGCAAGCATCTCCAAGGCTTTCGACGCTGTAGGTCTGGACTACCCAAAAACCGACAAAGGTGCGCCCAGTTTTACCAAGAGTTTTTTGGAAGGGTGTGAGCATGATTTAGCGCGTAAAATAGTAGAGGCGCGGGAGGTCAACAAGACCCACAACACTTTTCTCAAGCCCTATCTTGATTTTTCGGAGGCTGACGGGCGTGTTCACTCTCACATCAATCAGCTACGGGGAGACGGTGGCGGCACACGGACGGGCAGGCTGTCGATGGCACAGCCTAATCTTCAGCAGGTTCCAGCACGGCATCCGGTCATAGGGCCTATGGTCCGAGGGCTTTTTCTTCCTGAAGAGGGAGAGCTGTGGGCAGCTAATGATTTCAGTTCGCAGGAGCCAAGGCTTTTGTTGCACTACGCCAACCTGTTGAATCTCAACGGTGCTGACAAAATGGTACAGGCTTATCAGGATGATCCTGACACCGATTTTCATCAAATGGTTGCGGATATGGCGGGGGAGGCAGTTAGCCGAAAAGAGGCTAAAATAATTGGTTTGGGTCTCATGTATGGAATGGGGAAATCCAAGTTAGCCGCCTCGTTGGACATGGACCTAGAGTCAGCTTCTGAGTTAATCAACGAGTTCCACGAAAAGGTCCCGTTCTTACGGGGCACGATCAACGCCGTTCAGAAAAAAATTGAGCACCCCGCATCGGGCGGGGCTATCCGCACTTTGCTTGGGCGCAAGTGTCGATTCCCGTTATGGGAGCCGCAGCAGTGGGGTATCAACAAAGCGTTGCCTTACGAAGAGGCTTACGCGAAATATGGAGCACGCATCAAGCGCGCGATGACATACAAGGGATTGAACAGATTGATTCAGGGAGGGGCAAGCGATCAGTGCAAGAAAGCGTTATTGCAGTTGCATCAAGCGGGATACGACATCTTGTTGCAGGTGCATGATGAGATAGCACTGAGCGTTAAGAGTAAGGAGGAGGCCGAGGAAGCAGCAAGCCTAATGCGCGAAGCCGTGCAGCTTGATGTTCCCTCAAAAGTAGACGTTGAAATAGGAGACACATGGGGCGATGCCGCGTAATCGAGGACCACGAAAACCTTTTAAATACACTTACAAGGCGAGGAGACCAAAGGCCAACGGCTACAGACCTCCTCCCTCGTCGAGGGAAAGATCGACGAACTGGGTATCGGTAACGATGCGCGCCGAGCATTACGCCATGCTGCGCGAGGTGGGAGACTTTTACGAAGCGCCCATCAGCAAGGTAGTGGCGACGATGGTGGTGAAAGAGTATTGCCGACTGCTAAATGATGTTGATCCTGTCACAGCGCAACGAATAAGAGAGGCATACGAAAATGATGAAAAACATACAGGGCAGCTTTTGGACCTTGCCGATTGAAGTGCAATATGAGGTGCTGCCTGCCGAGCACGGACTGCCTTTACAGATTGACATTTTGTCTATCAAGGTAGAAGTTATGAGCAACAAAAAAAGAAAAAGAAAAGTGGAGCTACTGCACACTTTGAATGAATCAGAGATTATGCAATTGGAGGATGAAATCAGTGAAAATTGAAAAGATACGCGACCAATGGTATCGAGCCACGTTGTCGGTGAAAGGCAAAAAGTTGACAATGTTTGGGTATTCGCGCGACGAGGCTCACGGTAAGGTCAACTCATTTTTGCGACAAACGGGGATGAAAGAAGATGGTTGTCAGGAAAGTAAGGCAGTTCGCGTTGCAGGATGAAATGGAATCAAAGCCTTGCAAATGTGGAGGCACAGCCGAGGAAGTGATCGGTTTTGACCATAAGCCGGAGGGTGGTTTGATTCCAGTGCGACGCGGATGGTACTGCCCATCCTGTCACGCTTGGGAAATAGCAATTTTGCGGGAGACTAAAGTTGAAAACAATGAATGATTTTGCGGCTGATGTTACGGCGCTCTATGATGCCGTCCACGCTGCCATTGAGGAAACAGGCACTGATCGTGAGATTACCAACGCAGAGGTGATGTGCGTGCTCTCAGGGCTTCTATGCACGGTTGCTACCGACGCAGGGATGTCGAAAGAGGATCTGTTCAGCTCCCTTTCCTTGAATTTTGCCTGTCAAGACGACACAGATTGCCTCGTCCACTAAGTAGAAAAAAATAGTAAAAAGTAGTTGCAAATAGTTTTTGCCTGTGGGATACTGTGCTTGTTGGAAATAGAAAGGAGAAAAGATGAAAGATAAATGGTTTTTTAATGCAGAAACAGGCGAGTATGAGTCACCTTATGATTACCCTGAATTGGATGTTCCTTTTAACCATGATGATTACGTGAACGAAGATGAGTATTCTGAGCCTTATGATACGGAGATCATAGACGGGTTTGTGGTTGTTAAAAAATAGAAAGGAGAAAGAATGATTCGGTTTTTATTTTTAGTTCTTCTGAGTCAGCCCGTGCTGGCTCAGGTAACTTTCACTACGTTAGGGGACATCACGTTTGGAAGTGATGGCTCGACAGCCTTTAAGATAGGCAACATAACTTTGATCAATGAGGGATCGAATATTGGAGCGATGACCACGGTCCAAAAGATAGGAAACATTACGTTTATTAATGACGGAGAAAAATCTACGACGGTGCAGCAGCTAGGTAACATTAGTTTTATCAATCAATCGTTGGTAAATGCCATAGAAAATGTTACGTTCTTAGGTGTTGCTCCGACAACCGACATCGACGACGGGGAAGTTGAACTCCTCTTCCAGTCGGAGTAACTACTCTCCTAGAGCGAGGTCGCGCCTTAGTTATCCCTTGGGCGAGGTGATGGTTTGCCGAGCCATTGACCGGAAAGTCGGCACTACAACCATACAGGATACAGGAGAAAGAAATGGCAAACAGAAAGAAGTCTCGTACCCGTAGAAAAAAAGCTTCTCAGAGAGTGGACCAGTTACCCAATGGTGTTCCTTTCTATGACTTTACCGATGACGGTCTTTTAGGACCTAAAGAAGGAAGCGGCTCTGTAGCATTGTCACCAGAAGATCCCGTTGAGATGGGAGGACTGCGGTCTCAGATTGTCTACAATTGGCAGAAGCCCTTCTTGCGTCACAAGGGCTATCGTATTGATCCCCGCAGAGACCAACGCAAATCTATCAGTAAGCAGTTTCTAGCTTATGCCAAGCAACTAGGTTCGCCGTCCACGGTGCATTACAAGATTAGCAACGAGGCCCTCGACATAATTATTCCGACGATCAAACGCAGTAATCGACGGGTATTCGTCAACAACTATTGGAACGCTCGTCCCCCGCACAAATCAATGTTCGTCGAATGGGACGCGCAGTATCTGGAGAACAAGCTACAAAATCACGGATTGACTTTACCAGAGGCACGCCTAGAGCAGGAGCAGCCAGAGAGCGAGATTCATGGGGTATGGATTCAGGAACGTCGAAAGCAATACGGCACGGCTAAACATCAAAAGCCTATCCTGTTGCCTCCCAGTTACAGCTACTCTTGGTTTGGACAGATAGGCTCGATGCTCAAACCGGAGCACGCCTACATGTTGAATAACCAGAAACACAAGGACATGGCGATGCGGGGGGAAAAGATCTACGAGACGCGGCAGGCAGGTATCACTATCAATTCCATCGCGTATCACGAGGAAGAGCAGTTCCTGAATATCGTTGATCGGTTTTACGGTGGCGACAAGGAAAGAGCCGCTCACGAGTTTGGTGTGCCTTTTCTTTTGCATTACGGGATGAATAGGATGAAAGAGTACACGGACGGTCTTTCAGAAGAAGACGAGAAATGGCCTGTCTTCACCCCTGATGAGAAAGAAATGTTTCTGACTCTGACTATGGGTTCTGAAAACGCGCTAGACCCGACGGCTCCTATGCCAGCGGATATTCCTTTTCACGAACCTGTAGAGGACCACGATTTAAAGTACTCAGGAATGCGAGAGACGCACGCACAGGGCTTTTTCACGGTCATTATCAATATCATATCGTTGTTGAATCAGCCGTGGGTACAGGTCGAGGATGGCGTCATAGGCCGAGGCACGAAATCAGTAGCGGAGAACATTAATCGAGGCGAGATCCACAAAGTCGTTAAGCTTACTGTTCCATTCGACAAAGCCGTTAAGCTATTCCAAAAGACCAAGGCACGGACCCGAAAGTTTGGTACAGCACAGCACACGGTTCGAGGTCACTGGAGGACCTACAAAAAGACTGGTGAGACTGTGTGGGTAGGTGAGCATATCCGAGGGGACGCCAAATACGGGATAGTCCACAAGGATTACGAGGTAGTAAAAAGATCGGGATACCTTAAAACTGAAAAAGTAAAGAAAAATAGTAAAAAGTAGTTGATAATAGCTTTCTGATATGAGACCATAAGCATGTTGAAAATAGAAAGGAGAAAAGAATGGCCCTAAGAAAAATTGTTAAATCAGACGCAATTTACAAGGTTTTTGAGGCTAGAGATAATAAGTATGATGCTTATCGTCCCAACGATCAGCTATATATCGACGGTTGGTACTTCACTTTCGGTGATGTGTTCAGCGCGGCTTTGCGAAACGGCCAATGCCCATTGGAAGGTTTAGCCAGAGCCGAAAAGTCTGGGCACGAAGTTTACTGGTTATCGAGAAACTCAGTAGTGTTGGGCGCGGCCAAAAACGACGAGAGGCAAGTAGCTTTTGCAGCGAAGATAGGCGATACAATTAAGTACGCTGGAAAGTTATTTACCATTACAGAAAATAGCATTTTAAGCTCGTCAAGCAGAAAATATTTGAAACTGGTAAGTGTCTAAGAGGGGAAAAAAATGGTCTGGGAAAAAATAGTGGTTGATTGGATAGAGGAATTTAAAGTTTGGA